GCTGCGTCATTTATTGATCTCCAATTGATCGAGGGTGCACTTCCAGAACGTTTGAATATGCAATTTGCAGAATTTCCCACTGGTGCTTATGGGATTGAACATAGGTTGATAGACGATATTCCAGGGCGACACTGTCTTAACATTTTAAGTCCAAAAAAATGCGAAGTTGAATATTTAGGTACTCATGAGCTTGGTAGTGTCAAATTTCGTACTTCCATCCAGCAGAATCCTACGTCAGATTTGATTACAAAGGTAATGAATATTCCATGTGAGTACACAATTCCTGATTCCATTAGCAGATCAAAATATGGTCTTCAGATCGGCAAGCAATGGCAAAAGGATATAATTCAAATAACAACTCCAACCCCCGCTTTTTCCAAGGAGATACTTAATCATTGTGTTCGGGATATCAATGAGAAGTATAAAGGCATCTTTGATGCATCCTCAGATCTTATTAAAAAGGAGACATTACCTTATTCGTTAGATGTGGCAATTAATGGATCGGATGGAACAGAGGGCATTACAAGGCTGGATCATTCAACGTCCATGGGCTGGCCTCTTAACAAAGCTAAGAAAAATTTTATGCATGAAGTTGAACCGGATGCACACAGGTCCTATAAATTGGAATTTAATGATTTTGTTAAAAGTGAGATTGTACGGTTACACACTAAAATGAAATCCAATCATAGGGTTAATGCAGTATTTAGAGCCTCGTTGAAAGATGAACCAGTAAAAATTAAGGAGAATCATGAAGATATGAAGATTCGTGTATTTGCTTGTTGTGATGCCAGTTTTACAGTCTTGGTGAGGAAGTATTTTTGCCCTTTGGTACGATTCATTTATTTGAACTGGGCAGATATGGAGATAGCTGTTGGTATTAATCCTTTCGGATCAGACTGGACAAAATTGTATGATACTTTAATTCAAGGTGAGGATGCATTGAAACATCGAATTATAGCAGGAGATTACAAGAAATTTGATAAGACAATGCCTTATTGGGTGATGAAAGCAGCTTTCAGTATACTCCTCACTTTGGCTCAACATGCTGGGTACAGTGCAGAGGATTTACAAATTATGAAGATAATTGCAGAGGAAATATGCAATCCCATATATGAATACGATGGTATTTTTATTCGTGTTTTGGGATCAAACCCTTCAGGTCACGCTTTAACAGTCG